ACGACCTCGACGAAGCCCAAGACACAGCGACTGCCGCCGCGCCGGAGCTCGAAGACAAACTAAATGCAGTCGCCGACTCCGTACCCGGTGTGCAACTGCACGGCGTACGCCCGGAGAAAGAGAAAGCCCGCGCCCAACGCAAAGTCGAAGCCGACCAGAAGCCCGTACAGACCCACAGTGATTTACTCGCGGGCCGCTTAACCGTCGACTCTCCCGAAGCCAAAGACGCAGCCGTCGCCGCCATCAAATCCACTTCGCCAGTAATTGACGAAGAAGACTCCTTCCAGCAAGGCGATCCGGACTACGGCTTCCGCTCGCATGATCTGCAGGTCGCACTCGGAGACGGAAAGACTTCCGCAGAAGTGCAGATCGTTCCCAAAGAAGTGGCCGACGTCGACGAAGAAACCCATCCCACCTACGAACGCGGCAGAGACGCAGAAGCGGACGGAGATACCGAAACTGCAGACCAAGCCAAAGCCGAGAACAAAGCCGCGCACGACGCAGCCATGGACAAGTTCAACGAACGCAACGGAGACAGATCCGCCAAGCTCCGCCAGATCCTCGCCGACGCAGGCTTCGATGTAACCGGAGAACCGGTACGCATCGGGGGGCATTCGTTTTTACCGATCCGCGATTCGGAGACGACTGATCGAGGGTAGGGACCCGGAATTCTCTCGCCAGCAGCACACCTTTGTAGACCCAAATGCCCAAAGCTAAAACCTCTTCTCAGTTGACGAAGAAGGAACTCGTCTTCGTCGCCTGCTACGTCGGTAACCAGGTAGAAGCCGCGCGTCTGGCCGGATTCAAGAACGCCAAGAAAGTAGCCAGCTCGATCTACAACCGCCCGCGCGTGAAAGCGGCGATCGAGAAGAAGCAGTCAGCGCTCGTCGAGCAGAGCGGCCGCGATCTCGGCAAGCACATCACCGTCACTCGCAACGACATCATCAACGGGCTGCACGACCTGGCGAAAGACGCCGAAAACGATTCAACCAAGGTGTCCGCCTGGGCGCAGCTCGTCGATATCTTCGGACTGCGGGCCAGAGAGTCCAAGGGTGATCTCTTTGCAGGTTGGAGCGATGAAGAGTTGAAACACTTCCTGAAAACCCAAGAGTTTCCGGGATGGTTGGTCGGAGGAGCAGTAAGTGAACAGTCGCCACACGTCGGTCCAAGCGCCGAAAATGGAGACTCCCAAAATCGCAAGGAACCTGAACTATCGACTGATCGTCGATCCGCTTTGGGGCCAAGCGAAAGCAATCGAGGCGCTTCTCCAGCGCCAGCGCGCAAGACAGACCCAACAAAACGAAGCTGAACAAGCCCAGCAAAGCCTGCGAATGGCAGACCAGGCGGGGGACGCCGTGCGCGATCCTTACCTGTGGGCCACTCAGTATACCGAGACGTATAACCCGCACTGGGTCGAGGAAGGCCGCGCTTCCCCTTACGAACGGTTCCCCTCGTACGAAGAGTATCCGCACCTCTCCGATCTGTTCGAGCTGCTGAGCGCCGAGCGCATCCATTTTTTTGAGAAGTCGAGAGATTTAATGCTGACCTGGGGCTGCGTTGCCTTCCTCACGAACAAGGCCATGGTCGTGCCCGCGCGAGAAGTTCTCTGTCAAACACAAAAAATAGACAAAGTTAAGCAACTCATCAAATACGCGCGCTGTCTCTACGACCGCCAGCCGCAATGGTTGCGCGACGCCTTCCCGTTGGCGAAAGACCAATCCTCTCTGCGACTAAACTTCGCGCACGGTGGCGCCGTCATCGGCATCCCGGGGGGAGCCGATCAGATCAGAAGTTACCATCCATGGGCCTATTTGAACGACGAATCCAGTTTTCAGCCTGACGCTGGCGATTGTTATAACGAAGCCCTCTCCGCTACGGCTGGCTCGATCATCTTCAACTCCTCTGCTGGGCCGGGTTGGTTCAGCGATGTAAGGCACGATGTCATCATCAACTCCGAACAGTAAGGCACTTCGGGCGCTTGAGAAAACGAAATCGCTGCCCGCGCAAACCGCTGAGCCTATCCGCCGCGGTGTCACGATCCGCCGAACCTCTGGCGGAATTCCAGTCACGCGATTTCACTATTCAGCCATTCCGGCCCGCGATCCGAATCTCAATCCTGAATGGAAGCAACGGGAGCGCAGGACCTACACATCGCAGGCCTCATGGGACCGCGAACAAGAGATATCCGACCTAGCAGGTGGTGGAGACCTCGTCTTCGCCGATACCTTGGTGACTTATTGGGACAAGATTATTATTTCAAATCCGGAATGGCGTCCCGATGAGCGCTGGCGCGTGGAAGCTGGCTTCGATCATGGCAGAAAGAATCCGACTGCATTCTTGCGCTGCTATATCGATCACGAAGGCGTCATCATCTTCGCAGGCGAGTACTACGTTCCGGGCCTTGAAATCTGGCAGCATGCGCCGGAACTCAAACGCATGGCGGATATCCGCAAGGTCACGGTCGCGTTCGCGGACCCGACCATCTTCGATGCAAACTTGCAGCAATCGAATCAGCCCACTCAGCCAGGCAGAGCGGCAGAGCGTTCGAAGTCCTTCAATGAACTTTACGTTGAACAGGGCATTGAACTCTTCAGCCCGTTCGAAGGCGACCGTTCCGATATCAGCTTCGCCGCACGGCTCATGCTGCACTGGGCGAATCTCGATCGACGCGAACCGACCGTCAAGATTGTCTGTCCGAACTACTCCGAGAAGCCTTCACCTGGGCGGCATGATTGGGCGTGTCCAAATTTAGTTTGGGAGTTGATGCGAACGCGCAGAGTGAAACTGACCGCGCAGCAACTGCTGACTAGGAACGCCGCCGAAGCCATCGTCGATAAATCCAATCACGCGCGAGACGCGTGCAAGTATATTTTGATGTCCCACCCCGAACCAACCGTGAAGAGCAGAAAGGAAAAAGCCTACGAAGCAGTCAAGCCCTTAATCGATCAAGGAGACTTAACCTCTGCCATGATCCGCTACGATCAGCAGTTGGGATTACAAGAGAATCAGGCGAAACCAGCGTACTTTGCTTCCAGGAAGAGACGCTAGCCACCGGTGGGCATGGCCGACTTTGCGGCTGTTCCAACTCCCGCAGCCAAGCCGAAGTCTTGCCGCTTGAATTCATTGAGCGGACGCACTTGATACTGCATCTTGGAGAGTCGTTCGATAACATCGTCGAAGGGTTGCTTCAGGCAGAAGACGGCAACAACTAATTCCCGCAAGTGGGCAACGCTGAAGCCGTCAGTTTCTTTGACCCAGCGCCGAAGCATGGACTCATCCATCGCCTCGTTCTTGGTGATGTGGCGCAGATACTTCTCGCGCGATAGTTCATTGGGCATGCCGATCAAAATGCGTTCATCGAAGCGCGATGGGCGATTAATGATGCGCGCGCCCAGCCGTTCGGGATAATTGGTGGTGGCAATATTCACCACGTTGTCGATCTGGGTTTCCCCGTCGAGCAGCGCCAGAAGATCATGCTCGCCGAATCGCTGAATCAACTCATCGACGTCCTCAATGACCACAATGAGGTTCCGCGTGGGTTCGATGCGCCGCAAGACCGCAAGCATAGACGCGAGCAGCGCCGGATGCTGGCAAATAAAAACGAGCCCATTCGTCGCGAGCAAATCGCGCATCAGCAACATGAGGGTAGCAGTTTTGCCGCTGCCAGCAGGGCCCCAAAGCAGGATGCCGCGCTTGTAGAGAACGCCTCGCTTTTCGTACTCATTGCGCGACTTCCAGAATGTACGAATGGACGTGAGCACGCGCGCAGTGGCCGCATCGTCCAGTTCGATGAGGTTGTCAGTCACGACTTTCGTGCGGACGAAAAATGGCCCCATGTCGTCGCTTGCCGCCGCATAGATGCCCGAGGGCAATAATTCACGCCGCGCTCCGCTTGGACGAAACGTTTCGTTGGGTCCAGCGCTCCACTGGCAAAAGTCTGCGCCACTCGCAATATTTGTCTTCTGCGAAGGTGCCGAGGGTTCCGCTACTTCCCGTGCTGTCGGCCGGCGGCTCTCAGGTGGAGAATCGGCGAGTCGCTCGTTGAGAATATCTTCGTCGCTCTGGGACTGCCACGGCATTTTCATGAATCAAGGCCCCCTCGATACGCCGATCCTATCTCAGAAATACATTGATTCCCATCTATATTTCATGTAACCCTTGAAGG